GAATACGGAGTAGCAGGTAAAGCAATATTCAAAGGTAGCTCAAATACTGACGTTGCTGCTGTCTGAGATAACGTAGTTGCTGGTAGCGTAATCTCATCATAAAGATTAGTTACAGTCGAACTTGTAGTCCCTGACGATGAAATAAACACACGGCATACTGTAGCCGCAGGAGAGCCTACAGGACGAAAACGAATCTTTTGGATATACGATCCATTAGCTCCTGCTGTAAATAGCTTGTAGATATTTGCGCCAGTACCATCAAGCGCAGTATTTGCACTAGGGCCAACAATAAGGCCAGAGTTATTGGTAGCAACAGATTGAACGTCACCTGCAATGGAATAAATTGGGGAAGTATTTGCTGGCATTTAAAACCTCTACGGAAGAATGCAGTTAATAGAAATAGCCCTAACAAGGCCAATAGATGTTGTGCTACCGCCACCCGTTGCCGACAATGTGCCCGTAGTAAATGTTAAACCAGTACCAACGGTTACATTACTAAATCCACCCGCACCATTGCCGTACAAAATAGATGATCCTGAAGTAGCCGGAGCGTAATCTGTTCCTGCCGAAGCATTAGAAAAGCCTCCTAATCCATTTCCTTTAAGGATTGATGTTCCAGAGGTTGCTGGAGCATAATCAGTGCCAGAAGATGCTGCGCTAATCGCAGTTCCATCTCCTTTAAGCAAACCAGTTATAGATGTAGTTAATGTAATTGCCGCATTAGTAGTAGAGTTTGCAACTGTTCCTGCAAAACCATTTGCAGTAATAATGGATACGTTACTTACAGTTCCACTACCACCACCGCCACCAGTAGCGGAAAGAGTTCCACCTACAAAAGTAAGGTTTGTTCCAATAGTTACGTTTGCAAAACCACCAGAACCATCACCATACAATATGGCCGTTCCGCTAGTTGCTGGCGCGTAATCAACTCCAGAAGAAGCAGCAGATAATGCAGTGCCATTACCTTTTACTAATCCGCTAATGGTTGTTGAAAGTGTTATTGCTGCATTGGTCGTTGAGTTAGCTACAGTGCCAGCTAATCCATTAGCTGAAACTATAGAAACATTACTAACGGTTCCACCTGTTCCGGTTGCAGATAACGTGCCTCCAGCAAAAGAAACTCCAGAACCTATAGTGACACTGCTAAATCCGCCAGTTCCGTTTCCATACAATATGCTAGTGCCAGATGTGGCTGGAGCGTAATCAGTGCCAGCGGCAGCATTTGCAAGCGCACCACCGCTGTTTGCTTTTAGGATGGATGTTCCAGACGGAGGCGCAAGATAATCAGTACCCGCTGTAGCTGTAGCAATAGAACCAGTGCCATTACCTTTTAGTAGCGATCCAGAAGAAATAGTTACAAGACCTGTGCCACCTTGAGGAACGGTTAGCACTGTAGATAAGCTTGTAATATTAGCGTTAGTTAGCGTTAGATTACCAATGCTTGTAATCGTGCCACCAAGCGATACAGACGTATTTCCAATTGTTACTGAGCTATTTGCAAGATAGTTATTAGGAAATGTAGAAGCTACACTTGATAAAGTTACATTTGCAAAAGTCATATTATTCAGCGTAGTAACTGTGTTACCAAGCTGAACGGCAGTATTGCCAATAGTAATCGGAGTAGCGAAATTATTATCTAGTTCAGATAACGCAATCGTTACTGTTGCATTAGCAAAAGTATATGGCACAGGCATTTAGAACCTCGTCCTTAATTCATGTTCAAACTGGAATCCATTAATAACAATTGGCGTTGAATTGCTATTAATTGTTATTCCTAAGTATTTGCCCCACATCTCAGCATCAGACTTGTATAGATAATAACCAGCGCCCGGAGATGTCCCGCTAACCCAACCAACAATATCGCCTAAATTATTAGTCCAATTAACCTCTTGTAACGCATTATTAAGCCAAGCAATTGTATTGATAAACGTAATTTCTGGAGACTGCGCCGATTCTGAATCTACATACGCACTCATTTCAGTTGGAATAGAACCTAGCGTTGCTTCAATACCAATCTTTAAGGCTTGCTTATCTCTAATCGGATCACCCATCGCATCCAATGCTGTTTCAAGAACAATATCTACTGGAGAACTTGAGTCAGCATAAAGCTTTAAAAGATTAGTTCCGTTAGTTCCAAACATTTCCAACTTACCAGCAGTTGAAATAGGAACAATCAGTTTTACTTCTGATTGATTAGAAAAAAACCACTTCTTTTCAAAGAATATCGCCTGAAGATAACGGTAAGTTCCATTATCGTTGTACCTAATATTAAAAGCTGCACACAAAATGTTGTTTAGTAGAACCTGACCAGCAGTAACTTTGGCAGTTGTAAAGTCAATATCAGGAAATATTCCGTCCAGAGGATCGGAAATTTTAGATGTTGTTGATCCAACTAGCGCATATACACCATACTCGTTCATAAACAGAACAGAACGGAAATACGGGAATATTGCGTACTGCAAGCGCGAACCTACAGACGCGCTAATATTGGTATTTGTAAATAATGTAATGCCGCTAGTGTCCACTCGCACATCAGAGAACACGTTAATACTGTCTTCGCCAAAAATGTACAAAAAGTTGTTGGCAGATAAAAGCTGAGTAATATTGCTTCTCAGTGTTGCGTCTGAAATAGTAAATGTTCCAGAAGATAAGCTTACAAAGTCTGAATAAGAGCCAGCAGCAGAGTACGAAATAGAACGTCCTTGCGCTACCCAAGCCCGCCCTGAAAATGTTTGTATGCCTGTAACCGGATTACTATTAATAATAGCTTTAGCGGAGGCATTAGACCCACCACCGCCCGTAATCGTTACCGAGATATTAGCCGAGTTGGTATAACCCGTACCCGGATTGGTCATAATTACTTGAGTTAGCTGACCGCCAGCCAAAATAGCTGTAGCAGCAGCATTAGAACCACCTCCACCGCTAATAGTAACAACCGTATTTGCTGAGTTTGTATAACCTGTGCCACCGTTAGTAACTAAGACCGTAACTGTTCCTGTCTTAAACGTAGTAATTCCAGCAATAGCAGTAGCATTAGCTCCACTACCGCCAGCTATAGTCACAGTAGGCGCACTTGTGTAGCCACTACCAGCCTCAGTAATTATTATGCTGCTAAGTACGTTAGCAGTAATAACAGCTTCCGCTTCAGCTTGAGTGCCACCAGTCTGATTGGGTGCAGAAATAACTATAGAAGGCGTGGTTACGTAACCAGTACCAGCATTTGTTATACCTATGAAGCCAACAGATCCAATAGATATAAGGTTAGTTCCATCCCAACTGTAAACGCCGTTATCAGGATCACCAATCAGTACGCGCTCATCACGATACTGAGTAATGTTGACCCTAGAATTAGAAAAAGTGCCAGCAATGGCAACATTTCCCTTTGTGTTTGTCTCAATATCAACGTATTCGCAACGACCATCTTCCTGAAATGCTAACAGGTAATCTTTGTTATTAATGTTTGCAGAAAGAATTGACGTAGTTACATTGCCAAACGTAACTGCTGTGTTGGATTGACCCGGCAAAGTCTTGATGTTTGCATAGCCAATTGGCATTGCATTCTCAAGCCAAGAAAACTCTCCATCATCAAGCGCAGTGCGGTTAGCTTTCGTGTTTATGCCACGAAATTGTTTAATTACTTTGTATGACTTTTTTTGTTCAGCCGCAGCCATAATTAAAATTGACTGCCATAAGGGTTAGGAATGCGCCGTGTCATGGTTGTTGCCAAAACACTGCGAACTTCTTGTGTGTATTGCTGCTTGTAGATTTCAGCCTCTCCATAACTCTGTTCTTTAAACTTTGCTTTATGCGCTGCGTAGAAAGCAACAGGCGTGGTGTATGGCTCATCAATAACATCAATCTCAGAACCAGCAACAAGGTCTTCTGGCAGAACAACCGTATCCATTTCAATTGTATAAACTTGATCTGGAACAGGAGATATAAATGCTGTTTTTTGCCCGTAAACACTGAATGCTACTGGCCTACCTATGTAGTTTTGCCAATAACGAAGCTGAGCGTTGAACTGAGTCCAAGGCAAATATTGCAAAGGAATACGACTATTTCCCCAATAAAGGTTGATATTTAAAATATCAATCGTATTTATACTGTCAGGGAACGCTGCATAATTTAGTTTTTCGCAATTACCAGCATATTGCAATGTGGCAGTTCCGCTAGTAAACGGTGTTGTTGGGGGATACACGTTATTCGATGCCGGGTAAGGTGGCGCTGTATCTCCCAAAATACCAGCTACAGTTACTTTGTAAATGAATATGTTTGAAAATACGTAATCATCTACAGCAACGGTTGCGCCAGCAGTCCAAGCAACTGGATTTGCTCCACCCGCTACGGGTGTCATTGGCGTTTGTGATATTTGGATTTTTCTTAGGCAACCAGTATCCCTAACTGTTTGCTTACGGGCTTCATTGATGTAGTCCGTTAGTTCAGAGTCAGAGTAAAAGTTTCCATTGGCATCGTGCAGCAGCCTACGAACTTCCGTGATGTAACCGGATAAAGTTGCCATTTAATTGCCATAATTAAGCGGCTTTTTCGACTTTTCTCCCCACCCCCCGTAAAGGGATAGGTGGGGGTACTTGGTCAATCGCCGGGGATAAGGAGCGATCCTGTACTGGCTTGGATTCGGTAATGCTAAATTTTTCAAGAATTTCCAACCCGCTAGGAATGTCATTCTTTGTTTTAGCAAAACCGAGTCTAGCCAAAAAAGGTTCCTTGTTTTCAGAACCATAACCAAATATGTGACGGGCAATT